GACTCCCGGAAATGTACTGGAATACAAAGGTGCTCTCCTCAATCCGCCCCGCTGTACCCTGACCTGGAACGGCCACGATATCGCCCTTATGGCCGTACTGCGTCAGGTACTCAGCGCCCTGCCGCCATGTGACGAAATCCAGAAAGTCAGTGGCATCCTTCGTCATTGGACGCTTGACGGCGAGACTGTAGGAGCAGACTGCCGTCCCCTCCTGGGTTCTTCTCAGCTCCGGGTCGGCGGTGAGCCGCCCGACAAATTGACAATTATTCATGTGTTCTCCTTCCTGTAAATCAGATCGTTTTCGTTCCAGCCGGGATAAATGCCCATCAGGTACTCCCGGAAATACGCCCTCATTTCCATTCTCGCCGTGGTCTGGTCGTACCGGTTGTGGCATCTGGGGCAGAGGGTCAGCCCGTTCTGGGCAATGCCAAGCCCTCCCTGCGCCCGGGATATGTAGTGGGCGTTGCTCCATGCCAGAGGGGCAGGGGCGGGAGCGCCGCAGAATACGCAGCACGTCCAGCCGTCAATGCTGTCCCGCTGGGCAATCGCCATTTTCTCGTCCCGGGTGAAGTCCCTCGCTTTGGTGTCCTTCCTCAACGCCATTCCTCCTTGAGCAGTTCCAGCTTGTCCGGGGGCAGGGTTTCAATGTCCAGCGCCTTGCAGTCCTGTATCAGATTGTCGATCAGCCGCGCCATTTGTTTGGTGTCGTAGGTGCTGGAGCCGTGGTATGCCGCCAGGTTCCGGCACCCAGGTATCTGAGACGCGCCCAGGCTGTCCACCAGCCATCCAAGGCCGTTTTTCTGCCAGTTCCGTGTGAAGCGCTCCACGTCCTGTTCCCGGACGCACATGGGCGTGTAATTGTCTCCCACGCCCCGAACGGCGTTCCGGTAGACCTCTACCGGAGGAATCCCCATAGCGGCGGCAAGCTTGTGAATCAGTACCCAGGCATAGGCGTTTGCGTCCAGGCTCCGCTTTTCCCGGTGCTCCTTGACATCCAGATCGTAGAGCCGATTCTTGTGCTTGCGAACCAAGGCCATGGCCTTCCCCAAATCCTGCCTTTCCGGTCGCACCATCAGCCAGCCGCCCTCGAGTTTTATTTCACGAAATGTAATATCACCCATTGCGCGCCTCCATAGGGAGCACCCCTTTTTCCAGTGCATCCCCCAGAACTCGGAGTTTGGGGAGGTATACCATATCTATCCATTCGGAATCATAAGCGATATATTCCAGTTTCAGTCTCCCGTGGTCGATGGGGCGGAGGAAGTTGTCATAATCTGCATCTTCAAGGCCATACGCGACGATCTGGCCTTTTTTGATACCAGCGGCGTACATTTCCACTTGAACTTGCTGCCAGTATTTCTTCGGCATCTTCCAGCCATTTTCTATCTTGAAAGTTTTGCATTCGTAGGTGCAGTCGTTTGTCAGCCCGTCGAAGTTCACCCGGAGTTTCAAATTTTCATGTATAATCTGCTCGTCCAGACGAAGCCCCTGGATACCAAGACTTTTCAAAATCCGATGCTCGAAATTCGTCCCGGCCAGCGTGTACCGATTATCGAAATGATCTCGATTTATGCCAAGCTTCTGCATCCACCACGAAAGCCATGTTTTTGTTTTCCAGTTTCCTACCACGTAGGCCGTATCGCTGGCTCCTATGTACCCGGAACGATCATGATTTGAGATCATAAGGCGTTGAGTTTCTGTTCGAATCGGTTCAGCTGATCGAAGTAGGTGAAAATGATCTTTACCTCGTCCTCCGTCATACCTACCGCTTCCGCAATATCGGAAGTGGACATACCACGCTTGATAAGCCGGGTATAGGCGATTTGCAGGCGTTCCTTGATAGCGAACAGATTATGGCGGCTCAAGTCCTCGGGTTCATCATCTCTGGAATCCATATCGTCCAGCCACAGCCCAAAACCTAAGCCGGTACGCATTGCCACGCCCTTGACGAATGCCCTTGCCTGAGCATTCCATAGCCGCTGCTGGGTGAGGGAATTATCTTTTACCGGGTTGCTGCCGTTCATAAGCGGGTACTGTGCTTCGAACTCCAAATCATCGATCACGATTTTTACCCGGACTTCGTAGCAGCGGTTTGTGTTTCCCTTGCTGTCGGTAAACACCTGATCGCTCATGAAAAGGCTGGAACCGTTGGCATTTACACACGGCTCGAAGTACACCACATCAGCGCCGTTCTTGTGCAGAAGCTCCACACACTTTGCCCAATTCAGATAAGGGACTTCGATTTCACGCCCCCTGTCGTCTTTTGCCTTGCGCTTATCGCATTCTTTACTCACGTCAATTTTTCGCATTTCTGCGTAGCTTTTCAGCATTTCTTTTCCTCCTCGTACTGCTCGATCCGGTAAGCAAGTCCCATTCGTTCCAGATATGCTATAAGCGCCCTCGCCATGGAAACGGGGGTTTTCACTCGAATGAGCATGATTTTGTAAGTGGTATTGTCAATCATAGGAAATCTCCCGCCATTCCTCCCGACTGTCCATGCAGAGGTCGCAAATGGCATCGTCCCGGATTTTCCAGTATCTGTGTCCTACGATGCACACCGGAATGCTGCTGTCCGTTGCCTGGGAATCGTACAGATAATCGTAATCCGGATTCACACCAACATCATCCATTGACTTTCCTTTCTCAGTTTGATATACTGTAAATGGAATAGATTTTTTATATCGCTTGCCGTCCCCGGTGCTGTAACATCGGGGGCGGCTTTTTATCTCCCTCTGATGCACCGTCCGATACCGGCCCCCATCAGGATAGCGCACACCCACATTGCGGGAACTGCCGCCTTGTCTGCCAGCAAATCGGCCTGCTGCCACCAGAAAAGCACCAGATTCAGCCCCGCATAGGGGAGAACACGGAAAACGCATTCCTTGATATTGAACGGCTTCCGGTTCTCCGGCACCGGCTCCCACCGGGCATCCACGGGCTTGCTTCTGCTTGCCATATCGTTCACCTCCTGTCGTGGTTTTTGTGAACTACGTCGAAAAGCTCCACGTTCTCGTCGTCAAACGCCTTGCTTTCCTTCGATTCCATCAAAAGGGATTCCCGCAGATGCTCATTTTCCCGGCGCAAGCGGCGGTTCATCTCCGCCATGGTGCGAAGCTGGGTCGTTTCGTTGGGCGTCATTTGGCGTTCCCCTTGTAGGGGCGAACCTCACTCGGATGAAGTATTTGTATGAAGCCGCTCTTGTCAACCAAGCGGAAACATCCGTCCTGCTGGATATTTATCAGCACAACAATGTCACCGATATCGAAACCGTGGTCAAACCTACCGCCCTTTACCGTGACAACGAACTTGTCCCCCATCTTCGGCTTGCTCTCCTTTGGCTTGTCCTCCTTGCGCTTCTTCTCAAACAGCCGTTCAACGGCGACCCTTGCGCCCTCCGCTCTGCTGTAGGTGTCCTTCGGATTGCACCGGGCTTCTGCGGTCTTCACGTCCCGTCCGCCACGTTTCAGCGTGGCCGTGGTAATCATCCCGTCAAAGCGGAGTTCCACGGTGTATTCCCGCTCAGGCTCTGCAAGGCCAGCGATCATGCTATCAACCCACAGCCAGCCGCGTCCTTTATTTTCGCCGCAATCTTCCACCATCCAATATCCGTGCAAACCGCGTTCTATGCCCCTGACCGTCATGACTTTTCCCAGCCACTTGTCCATTTCCCCAAAACTGTTCATGTGAAAGGTTCGGTAGCCTACAATCCGCACCTTATCCCCAACTTTGTATTTCGCCATAAATAACTCCTTTCAATTTCGGCATTCTGCCGTAGATTTCAAATCCATGCTTTTTCAAGCCGTACCGTGCTGCTCACCGCCCCGCCACTGCATATGATTTCGATGCTTTGCCATGCCATTGCGTCGCTTTTCGTTGCTTGGCCATGCCGCAGCGAAGCTCTGCTGTACCCAGCACCGCCCTGGCCGCGCGTATCCAGGCCATCCCATGCCTCCGCAACGCATCTCATATCTGGGCCATTGCTGAGCGAGGCCAAGCTACGCTATGCCCTTGCGCCTTAAATCAGCTCGTATGTATAGCGTCCCTTCCCACTGTTTCGCCACTGGCCGATACCCCGAAGCTTGCCGTACTCCAGGCATTCCAGTGCCAGATCGTGCATGTCCTTGGTCAGGCAATCGATCTGAATCTCAATGGAAGTCCCTGCCGGTGCTGTCTCGCTGCTGGAAAGGGCAATCCGCTCACCCTGCGCCGTGGATGCCCGGAGGGGGCGCTCACACACGCCGATCTCGCCGCCGTTCAGGTTCAGGGGAATCTTTCGGGGGGAGACGAATAGAAGGCCGTCGATTTCCTTCTTGTACGCCTTGATCTTGCTGGCCTTGGTGCCGGGAACCTTCCGAAGAACGCCGCAGGAATCCTTGAAAAAGCCCTTGATCTGGTAGTCATACAGGAACGGCTGCCCGTTCTCGTCCCGGGGGAATACCGTCATGGATTTCTCCATCATGCCGTCCACGCCGATTGCGGCGACTTCCTCTTCCATGCTCTCGGCGTCGGGAGCCTTGGAAGCGATGAACTCCCGGTGCAGCTCCTTGTTCCCGCTGCACGTGCCAAGAAGTTCCTCAAAAAATGTGATTCTTGCCTTGATTTTGCTGATTTCCATTTGACTTTTTCCCTTTCTTTTGGTAAAATAAAGATGATTTCCATTGACTGCCGCTCTCGGGTGTTCCGCACGCCCGGGGGCGGTTTTCTCGTTGCAACGCGCACCATATCAGTGCCCTTGCCCAGCTGTGCTTCCCCTTGCCTCTGCTCTGCCTTGCTTTGTTGTCCCTATCGGTGCCCTTGCTGTGCGTGCCCTCGCCTAGCGATTCTATGCAATGCCCTTGCGACGCTGTGCGCTGCGCCGCTGAGCCGATCATAGCCCTTGCTCAGCCACTCGGTGCCAAGCCGCGGCTTCGCCTCCCCGTGCTATCCTCGCCTTTGCAGCGCCTACCACTGCTCAGCCTCGCTACGCCACCGCGTGGCTGATCACTGCAATTCCCTCGCAAACGCCCGTATCTCCTTCTCAGAGTACCCCAGGGTTTTCAGAATCACCGCCGGGTTGGGGTGGAGGGTGGTCACCAGCTTTTTCAGGACGCTTACCCGCATTTCGGTTTTGCCCTTCCGATAGTTCCGAAGGGTCTGATGGTCTACCCCGGTTTTTTCTTCTAGCGCTACAGCGTTATCGCTCTGAATCCCCGCCAGGGGACAGCAGCGGTCGATTTCCTTCCAGAAATCCTCCACTGCGTAGCGCTCGGCATACTGCTGGATTCTAGGCATTGTTTTTCCCCTCGCTCTCTTTATCTGCGGGCTTTACCTTGGGGGCAAGGATATTCGCCATATCCACCAGCCCCTCAACGTAGTCCTGGCCTTTTACAGCCGCGATATTTTCGAGAACGGTTACGATTTTCTCAGGCATTTTCATTTCCTCCTTTACTAAATTTTTCATTCAAGCTGAATGCCAGCTCCCCGATATTTTCTTCACCGTCAAGCCCCGTCGAGCAATTTCCGGGTGGTCGTGCCTTTTACATGGGGATGGATACCCAATACCCAGAGCCATAAAAGCGGGGGCGCTCATATTGTCACGGTGTCCTCTGCATTTACACGGGCTTGGAACCGTCCAAGGCTGCATTACACCGGGCGGGTTGCCCCGCGTGGTCTGGTTTGCTAGGATTGCTTGCTGCTAAAAATTTTTGAAAAATGTTTACCCAAGCCCCTTGAAAACTTTCTTAAACTGAGTTAAAATTGTTCCGTGCCTACTGGCATAGGAAGGAGTGGTCGCCGTGACCAAACTTTTGACTTTGCCTGCTCCCGTCTGCATGGGCTGAGCGGCTGATTCCGGCGGAGGCCTCAGAGAAGAGGGAAACAAACACACGCTGATGTGACAAGCAATCACATCCCACCGGGTTCAGCGCTCCATGTAGTCTGCCAGCAATACGGCATTTGCGGAACCAAAACCGCAAAAGTGGCGGAGTTCCTCAAGAAGTTTGGGGTGCTGTCTCAGGCGGTGAAAGCCTGCAAGGGGCATAGGGTAAACAAATTTGGTAGCAAATCGGTGGGAACAGCACTCCTGCCGATTTGCTGTCTGTTGAAGTTCTTCTTCAACTGTGTCTTAAGTATACATCAACTCCGTCTAAATGTCAGGCCCTATTTTAAGACTTTTTTGGACTGAGTTGAAAATAGTTCTTGATTTTAACTAGAACCTGTGGTATAGTTATGGCAAGAGGAAAGGGGGTGGTATTATGGATACAATCGCAAGCAGAATTATAGAGGTATGCGCAAAATGTGCCGATGGGAATATGAGCGCGTTCGCGCGAGAGATTGGAGTTACCCCGGCATACATCTCTAAATTGAAGAATGAACCAGATCGAATGCCGAGTGACCGCACGATCTCCGATATCTGCCGCATCTTTGCCATCCGGGAGGAATGGCTGAGAACAGGCAGTGGAGAAATGCAGCCGCCGATGACCAAAGAGGAAGAAATAGCCCAGCTTGTGAACGGAGCCATTAACGGTTCCAGCGAGTTCAAGCGGGCAGTTATCAAGATGATTTGCTCCCGGACGGACAGCGAGCTGGAAGCCCTGGAGGCCGCGCTCCGAAGCGTATACGAAAATCTATAAAAAGAGCCGGGGCGCTTACCTGAAACGCCCCGGCTCTATGTACATTCGCTATTTTAAGAATCCACGCACAAACCCCCGCACCTGATAAAGATAGCCCAACGGCAGCGCCCGCAATTGCTCCACAATCCACGCAATAATTTCTTCCCTGGTCTCCATATTTTGTCCCTCCATTGTGTATTTATAAACGTTTGTTTGATTACATAGCGTATAATAGCACGTCATGTGTCCAATAAACCGGACTTATTAGGAAATTGCACAAAAATTTTTCTTTTCGTTGAAATTATTTTCCGAACGTGGTATTATTTTATTGTAGAATTTTATGGAAAGAGGTATCCACTATGAAAAAATCGATTGCTTTTCTGATTTGCATATCCCTGTTTCTAACGGGGTGCGGTGCGCCCACGGCTGAGACGCAGCCAGAGACCACGGAGGCCACGCCTACAACGGTAGCCACGGAAGCACCCACCGAAGCGGAAACGGAAGCGCCCACGGAAGCGGTCGCCGCCGAAGAGGGAACCATTGCGGAAACCGTGGTGTATGACGATGGCACTTTCAAACTCACGGCGAAAGAAATTGACTATTCCGATGACTACAGCATCAAAATAAAAGTCCTTGCGGAAAATAACTCTGATAAAAACGTTTCTTTCACTGGAACTCAATTCTCAGTAAATGGAATCACAATGTATTGTGGATTACATGAAAATGTGGCTCCCGGCAAGAAATCAAACGGTTCCATTGATATTACCCGTGAAAATTTGGAAAAGTACGGAATTAAAAGTATCGCAACTGTAAAGGCGCAAGATGCCTATATATACAACAAAGATGATAAGAAGACAATTACAAGATTCCAGTTTTCCCTTGAAACTTCCATTTCTGACGGATATGTGCAGGAAATTGATAAGTCCGGCCAAACCATATATGATAAAGATGGCATAATTATAAAGTACCGTGGAATTGAAACGGACTGGACGGATAACGAAATTCTTTCATTCTATGTAGAAAATAGAACAGATTCCGATATCAATATTTTTTCCGATGACGTTTCTGTAAACGGATTCATGATTTATGGTAGCATGGTTGCGCACGCATACGCCGGGTGCGTAACGTATGACGGGCTTAGTTTCCTATCATCTGATTTAGAGGAAAACGATATCGATTCTATAGAGGAAGTTTCTTTTTCTTTGCACGCATCCGATAGCGAAACGAAGAAGCGGCTGTGGACTACAGATGAAATTACAGTCGGGCGGGTGCCGCAGCAAGACGCCACTCCCAATACCGAAGCCGCAACGCCGGCCACTGAGGCGCAAAACGAAGATACAATAAAAATCGGTAATTTGGTATTCCCCGTTGATAAAGATAGCACCATCAAAGAAGCGGGCGAAGGGCTTACAGATATAACATTGCCAGATGGAAACACTTATATTGGTATTTACGTGAGGCAATTCTCTGGGGATGAATCCGATATCATGCGGACATTTAAGCCCAAAACCCAGCATTCGGCGTGTGTAGAGGCTTTAGTTGGGAACAACGCCGCAGCAACCGACCATACAACCTGCAAAATCCTCGGCGCCACGATCAATCTTGATCTTGTCGCGTCGTCCGGCGGCCTTACGGGGATAATTGGAACATTTGATGATGGAGAATATATTTACACAATCATATATGCCTTTTCCGGTACGGGTTCTGCATCTTCGCGCGGCGAGCAATTTACAGAGTTTGCCAATGGCATCACCACGGAAAAAGAATCTCTGGAAATTACGTCCGTCAAGTGATGATTGCCCCGCCACCCGTGCCACAAGGTGGCGGGGCTTGCCGCCGGTAATGCCGTGTGTCCCTTGCCGGTTGCACCTTTACCATAGCCCCTACCACTATAAAAGTAAACGCGCAAATCGGACAATCCGTTTACACGGCGTAGATTTTGCGTGCCAAAATGAAAGGAGCGAGTTATTTTGCCCACGGAGGAACGTATTTTGGCGCTGCATGAGCAAAGCCTGACGTTGGTGGAAAAAATCAAGACCGCCAAGCAGCAGCAAGGCAAAACCGTTCAGCAGCTGGCCGACGAGACCGGGATACCGAGAACGACCCTAAACCGTTTCTTTGCCGGGACACTGATGAACCCGGGCTTCATGGATGTGTGCTCCCTATGCGCAAGCCTGGAATTATCCGCAGACGAGCTTATCGGGCTTTCCCCGCAGAAAAGCGACGATTCCGTTACCGTGGATTTTTTGCAGCTTGAACTCGATCACAAAGACGAAATGTTGCAAGAAAAGGACGCCGCAATATCCCGCCTTCTTGATCGGAGCCGGATACAGGAGGCGGGAATATCTGCCCGGGATACCAGAATCCGCAAGCAAAGCGACGCCCTTTCAGAAAAAGACAGTGCGCTTGCATCCGCACAAAGGGAAGATAAGCCCTTGATTTACGGGCAGTGCGCGTTAAACATTCTGCTGGCGGCGGTACTCATAATCTATATGGTGCTGGATGCCCGGAACACGGAAATGGGGCTGATTCGCTCCGAAAAGATTTCTGCGGTGATTTTATTCGGTGCGGCAGGAATCGCCGCTGTTTTTATGCTCACGGCATTTTTGATTTTCCACAAGCTTTTAAGTGGAGGTGAACGGGATGGCAAAAAGAAAAAAGGAGCCGGAAATCAGGCTCCCAAAAATTAAGCAGCTCCCCTCCGGGGCGTGGCACACACGTGTATACTTGGGCGGGCATCGAACATCAATTACACGTGATACTTATGAGGAATGTCTATCAGAATACCTTGCAGTCAAAAACGGCATTCTGGAAGCTCAGGAGCGGCCACAGGGGCAGCTTACGCTAGGCGAAGCAGTAGACGCATACATAGAGAATACCCGTGATTTAGTCCGCCGTGGTCGGCGCTCTCCGTCTACGGTATACGGCTATATCAGATATCGGGATAATACCTTTCAGCGGGCAATGGCATACAATATCTACACCACGCCGGACGCACGATGGCAGGCCGCTATAGACGATGAAAAGAAAATGGGCAGATCCCCGAAGTACATCAAGAATGCGTGGGGGCTAATGTCGGCGGCAATCAAAAAAGAAACCGGGAAGCAGCCGAAAGTCGTCCTTTTCGAGAAAGAGGACAACGAGCGGCCATTCCTAGAGCCTGACCAGATTGATATTTTTGTTGAGGCCGTAAAAGGTGATCCGGTGGAAATCCCGGCACTGCTTTGCTTATCCAGCTTACGCCGCTCTGAAATGTTGGCTCTGACGTGGGAGAATATCGATTTTGCAAACAGGGCAATTTATGTTCGTGGTGCAAAAGTCCGTGGTGAAGACGGGCTGAAGCTCAAGCCGCAGAACAAAACGAAAAAATCCCGTCGCCCCGTGCCTATGATTCCACCGCTTTACGATGCACTTACGGCCGCGCCGAAAGATACGGAATTTGTTGTAAACGCCGCGACATGTACGCTATTCAATCGCATCAACAAAATATGCCGGGAAAACAACTTGCCAGAGGTGGGGATGCACGGATTGCGGCACAGCTTCGCCTCGCTGGCCTACCATATGGGAATCCCGGAAATGATGGCGGCGGACATAGGCGGATGGAAAGACTTAGGGACGATGCGCAAAATTTACACGCACTTAGCGGAACGGGATATTGCCAAACGCTCGAAAGAGTTCACGGATTATTTCACGCCAGAGGCAATGAAAAACCGCAAAATTGGCAATGACACGGGAAATGAAAATTAAAAATTGCTAGTGCCGCAACATATTTACAAATTTATCATGTGGGTTCGAATCCCACTCTCTCCGCCACTTACTCCACCGCAATTCTATCGGAATTGCGGTGGTTTTTCTGCGTCAGCGCAAACCTGTCGGTCAGGCGTTGACAAACGCCCTCCGAACGATTACAATAGACAAAAATTACATTATGAGGTGATTTCTCATGGATTCCAAGCTGCGCCCCGAAACACTGTGCATTCAGGCCGGTTATACGCCCAAAAACGGCGAGCCCCGCCAGATCCCCATCGTCCAGAGTACCACATTCAAGTACGACACCTCCGAGGATATGGGAAAGCTCTTTGATCTAGAAGCCGAGGGCTATTTCTACTCCCGTCTGGCAAATCCCACCTGTGACGCCGTCGCCGCCAAGATCTGCGCGCTGGAGGGCGGCACCGCCGCCATGCTCACCGGTTCCGGACAGGCGGCCAACTTCATGGCGGTGTTCAACATCGCCGGATGCGGCGATCACATCGTTGCCAGCTCCGCCATCTACGGCGGCAGCTTCAACCTTTTCTCCGTCACCATGAAGAAAATGGGTCTGGAAACCACCTTTATCGACCCGGACTGCACCGAGGAAGAACTGAACGCCGCCTTCCGTCCCAACACCAAAGCCGTGTTCGGCGAGACCATCGCCAACCCCGCCCTGACGGTGCTGGACATTGAGAAATTCGCCAAGGCCGCCCACGCCCACGGCGTTCCTCTCATTGTGGACAACACCTTCGCCACCCCCATCAACTGCCAGCCCTTCCGGTGGGGCGCGGACATCGTCACCCACTCCACCACCAAGTACATGGA